TTGATTTCCGTTTGCCTCAAGTTCCTACAGATTACAGAATCTTCTTACAAACTGTATCAAAAGATGGATTCCGTTTCGCTGTCAATCACGTTATAACAGATTTAGGGACAACAGAGAACACATTCTCTCGTTTTACAAATCATGCACCTACAACGTTCAATAACTTGAATACAAGCGGGCTCTTAGTAAAACGCAATCAACCTAATATATTTACTGTTGAATATTATACAACTACAGGTGCGCATCAGTTCCAAAATAGTATTGCATTTAAACCCGATACAGAAGCCGGTCAAATAAGTCCTATGGCTCCATTTTATGACGATCGAGGATATATAAATAGAGACTTAGGTATGCTCAGTGTCTTAGTACAAGAATCCACGGCACCTTACATTGCTATCGAAGTCTGTAAGCGTCAGGCACCGTCGACAGGTGCATTTTCCTTATATGCAAATCAAGTTGCGTTTCAAGAACGTCGCATACATAGCCGCGGCTTGGAAATCCAGAAAAATGGTAACCCCTCCTTTTGGACAAGTGCTAGTGACAGAGCGACAGTTCCTGGCTCTCTCGGCTATACACACTTGAATGATGGCGATACATTTACATCCTATTCTAAAATCGCGTTCCAAGCCCTACAAACAATTACAATCTGTTTCCGCGTACCGCAGACATTTCAGACAACAATGAATCTTTTTTCATGGGTGAATCTGGAACGCGGATACTCGTCGCGCATTGGATACACAGTCAATATTCTTGCTAATGGCTCTATACAGATAGAAGTTAAGGGGCAACAGGGGACAACAACGCAGATCTATCCGTCTCAACTCCAAATGGGCTCGGCAGCTCCTTGGTACTTGTTTATCATGCGATTTGATCAATTCCAAGGAAATACACAGGGTCTCAGTGTAGTTGTCGAGAAGTGCTCCACGCTACAAAACACAGGCTCCCTACCCATGAATGGAACGACAACGATTGCAAAGACTTACTCAGAACCCTACTTTTTCTCAGATTATCTAACAAGTTCTCAGCAGAGAGGCGAACTTCGCTTTGGTGGCGTCGGCGCCTTGGACCTCGCCTGGTTCCACGGATTTGACTATAAGATTGAGGAGGGTGAACAATTAAAAAGAGAGGCGCGAGCTGGTTGGATACGGACATGGTATGAAGCTGATTTATAATGCGCCAAACATATGATTCTAAAACCATCTTCTAAAGAAAGAACATGGTTTTAGAAAACGTGGATCAAATATTTTTACTTGCAAATCCTCGAAGAGAATCTGAGCGACTTAATCGTCTCTTGCCTCATTTAATTGAGAAGGGTATCCCCAAAGATAAAATCACGATGAGTGGTCCGACATGGGGCGACGAATTAACGTCCGAAGAGATTTTTCAATATTATGATCCATTCTGTAGAAAAGAACTGCCCGTTTTTACATTTAAAGCGCGCTGCCTTTCACGTGGTGAAATCTCACTTGTTCTCAACTTTATTTGGGGGGCTCAGGAAGCCTGTAGACGTGGTTATAAGACAGTTGTGTTTCTAGAATCAGATGTTTTTCTGCGCGACGACTTTATTTCTCGACTGGATACTATCATAGGATATGATAGAGAATGGGACTATATCAGTTTAGGCGAAGGAGTACGGACACGTCCTACGAACTGCGATATCAGTCAGTTCGGTCCTACTAAACTCTATGAGCCACCCCATCAGTTTGTCTATCGATGTACAGATTCAATGGTCTTTAAAGTATCATATTTACAACGTATTTTACAAACAATGCGTCCGTTTCGTGAATGTCTAGACTGGGAGCTTAATATTCAGAATATGCATCACAAAGGTATCTCTTTATGGGCAGACCCCCCTCTTGTAGAACAAGGAACTTGTTGTGGACGCCTAGAAACAACTTTAACATCTTAGCCTTAGAATAGGAATGGATTCTACCACAGGGGGTGTCCTGGGTATAATGGGATTTTTAATATCTGGCGGAGGAGCAATTTATGCAGCAATCAATCATAAAAAAATTCGTTTTAAGTGTTGTGGACAAGATATTGACATGTCAGTAGATATAGATGAAACGAAACCGAAAGTAAAACCAAAAAAAAAGAGTAGTAAAGATAAAATGAAAACAGGTGAAGGTGAAAGTAAAAAAGACGAGGAGAGTCCACCCGAACAATCGCCCAATGAAACAGAAACAGAGACAGAGAATGAACTAGAGGAAGAGGAAGAGGAAGAAGTTGTTGTTGTACCAGTAGCTCAAAAAAAACCAATTAAAAAGATAGTTCCACCGCCACCTATGCTGCCACCCATCAGAGGACAACGATCCTCAAAAGTTTCTCATTATGACGAAAGTTAGATAAGTTTAGCGGTCTCTGGTTTCTTCTTCCCTGTAACCGGATCAGCCTCCACAGTTCCAACGCGATTTTCAAGCTTCATCTCTTGGTCTGCGACTTCATACATATCAAAACGTACAACCTTGCCCGTCCCAGGATCTGTGAACGGAACAAGTTTGAGTGGACGACCCTTCAGTCTGACAATTTCGAATTTTTTACTCGACGCAAGAGACGGTTGTAAAAAGCGACTCTCTTCAATATCATCCTTCAAAATCGGATTGTACATGAAATCACCCACCGTGAATTTCTGACACACGAATGTACCGTCATGATTTTCATTCAAGTTCAATTCACAGTCAACTGACGCGGACTTCATTGTCTTTTGTAGATTGTCTATGACTGTCTTTTTACGCTGACTGACAACATAGAGGCGCTCGTCACTTGTCATTGTATAGTGCGTGGCTCCCTCTGGGACTTTTAGTCCAGCTCTTTCTGCATCCTCTTTCGAGAGCGCGTCCTTATTTGTGATTGTTTCAGCAATCTTGAATTCGCCGTCCCTGGCTTTCTGTGCCTCTGGACCAAATACAGAGATATAGGTAAAGATTTCAACGTTGCGTTCTTCGGGTGCTAAATCCATGTGCGAACAGATACGAACGGCGCGCCCCTTAACTTGCGCCATACGCACTTCGTTCCAGTAGGGCTCCATGATATGAACCGCACGAACATTCTTGAGCGAGAGACCTTCGGCGCCTGCGCTCGTAATACAGAAGAGACGGCAGAGTTTTCCTAACTTATTGTCAACGAGGTCTTCCGTTTGTCCAAATCCAGCCTTTCTCAATACACTTATCATGGAATCAGGAAGTTCAGAAAACTTCGCGTTAAATATATTCACAGCATACTTACGCACAACTTCTGACTCACCTCCTGTAAATTGTATATAACGATTGACTGTCTTTCCGACAGCAAAAGACTGAATTGTTTCCTCTGAGAATCGCGGTCCCTCTGGACCCGTCACATCAATCTTAATGGGAACCCATCCATTAGCTCGTAAACAAATTGTAAAAATGCCAATGCCTTCCATATCCAAGAATTGACTGTAGACCAAACTGCTTCCTTGTGCTGCATTGATGTTGGTAAGAATCTCGGCGTATTTCGGGCTGATTTTTCTCAACCCGTTCTCACCCTCCAGTTTCAGGTATTCGGGTGTATATTCAAGTAAACACTGCTTACAGCGCTTGATTGCGTCACCGTATGTTTCGCCCGGTTGTATATCAGCCTTACAGCGGAGTTCTTGCTTCTGTTTTTCAACTGTTGATGCTACTGCTACTGCTTTCGCTTGCGGCTGTGCCAACAAAATACCCGCTCTCCGTATCTCTTCATCAAACTTCAGAGTATCAAGTGTACGCGTGATCTCTTCTTCCGATTTAGCCTCCTTCTGAAGTCTAGCGCGCTCGTCTGAAAGAAAAGCTTCGAACGCCTCGGCATCAACCTGATCATCTTCATCATCGGCTGCCTCAGCATCAGCTTCATCATCTAAGACAGATTTAGAATCCTCATCATCCTCAAAGGTTTCTAAGACAGCAGTATCACTAAAAATATCGCGATCACGTCCAACTTCTTCGGTGACTTCTCTAAGGTCACGCGGTCTCGGTCTATTCACGCCAGGTGGAAAGGAAAAATTACAGGCTTGTCGGCTACCCATACGATAATTATTCGTCTGTTTTGCGTTCTTAATATCGTAAATTTCAGCCCATAAACCCGAAAGTTGACCAGCTTGACTATCTTCGCCCTTCTTTTTCTTCTGCTTCTCCTCAATACCAATCTCTTCAAGACGCACCTGACTGTATTTCTCTTGCGCATAGGATGAGAGAGGAACGCGGACAACTTCGTCCTTGGTTACTTCGGGCATGAGATCTTTGCGCGCACCCTTGTAATACGAGATTAATCCTGATAGACGTTTAACAAGAACAAGTTGGTTTTTCACAGTGACATAATCTTTCTCCAAGAAGTTTTCTGCAAATTGATCACCGAACGGCGGAAGAAGTGACTCCGATTTCACTTGAATTTCCCCTTGAACTCCAAGTGCATCTTTGAATGATTTTATGCGCTCATCTAATGTAATTTGAGGCTCTGACATCGGAATTCTTTCCACACCTTCTTTGCCTGTGACTTTTCTAATTCCTTCAGGTAGTGTTGTAAACGTAAATTTTACACCATTGTCATCCACTTTGGTTTTAATAAAATCAACATACGGATTCAGTTTCGCGGCTTTCTCAACCTGTTTCGCTCGTTTTTCCTCATCTTCACTCGTTTTACCTCTACTTAGTCTGCCTTCAGCAACATGTACATATCCGTGTAAAATATTGGCTAAGATTCCAAGTTCTTCCGGAAAGTTGATCAGGGGTGTGCCACTCAGACCAATGATTTTTGAATTTTTCGCACCTATAAGAAGTCTGTAAAGTAAATATCCGCGCTTGTAATTCATTGATTTGCCGCAGAGACTCGGCTTCCATTTTCCAGGCATGATCGGTTCAGGTTGAATCTTTCTCTTGGCGCCAGGGAGATTCAATAGGTAGGGATCAATAGTGCCTTGCATGAGACGAGTTAAATTATGTATTTCGTCAACGACGATGACGGCACCATCAAAAGGATTTTTTTCAGCACAGGCAATTTCTTTCAATTTATTGGCTGTGATACCATTGTAATTGATGAACCAGATTAGACCGTCGCGTGGCTTCTTGGGATCCGGGTCATAAATGAGAATAGCACTGATTTGTTCTCTAATTTCAGATTGTTCCTGGGATGAAAGTTGCTTGTAATTGGGATCTTTCTTAGAGAAATCGGGGACCCAGATACGCTGCGCTTTTTTCAAATGGAGTGCGGGAATTTTCAGGACGGTTCTTGCAAAATTGTATTCCATCGATTGCGTGCTCTTTTCTGGCAGATCAAAGGCTGTCCAGTGATTCTGAAGTCTGTAATACTGAAATCCGCAGAATGTGATTTCGTTGATAAAATTCTTTCGCAAACTGAAGGGCGTCATGACTATGATTTTCCGATTTGCCGTGGAAAAGAGTGCTTCGGAGGCGGCGATTGCCGTACATGTTTTACCTGAACCGAGACCGTGATAGACAAGAACACCACGGTAGGGGCTTTCCCAGCGCATATAGTCACGGACAAACTCTTGATATTGATAGATCTCGGCTTTTTGTGCTCCGCCGGCACCAAGTTTCTTACAGGCATCATAATCCGGTCGTGTATCTGGTAACTTTAATTTGAATGAACTGTAGGTTTGACTAATGAAATCTGTAAATCCACGACGTGTTTGGGGTATAAATCCATCTTCAGGTAATGGAGTTGTATAGGGGCTGCGTGTCTCAAGGTCGCGAATGGCTTCGGCGAGTGATTCAAATTCAGTGCCCGTGAAGTCGGTAGGATCTTTTACTGCTACTGCAGATCCGGGACTAGGACCAGGAGCAAGGGTTGCTATCTTTATAATGCGCTTCTTGGGTTGTACAGGAGCCGCGGGCTCTGAAACAGAAGAAAGAGCAGAAGCAGGCTCTGAAAGTGAAGCAAGAGCAACAACAGGCTTTTCAGAAGCAAGAACAATAGGCTTTTCAAGAGGCTTTGCAAGAGGCTTTGCAGAAGCAAGAGGAGCAGCAGCACTCTTTTTTCCAAACAGTCCCCTGACAACTGTTATAACAGGATCAGCCGAACTCGGTTTCATGTCCAACTGCTCTGCGTCAAATGTCGGTAAACTCGCTTCTGCATCCGTGGCTTTTCTGATAGGAATTTTTGAAAAGCTCTTACCCTTTGGTTTTTTCGGCTGTTCAGCCTGCGGGAGGGGTACGTCTGACATCTAGTTTGAAGAATGATTTTCTCCATCCTCATTTATCACAGTCTTCTGAAGTTCAATCAAAGCCAACCGACTCGCCTCCTGTTCAGCAATTTTCTTGTTTCGTGCTGTAGACTTGGCTATAATAGATCCATCTATTCCAACAACGCCCATTGTAAAAATCCTATCGTGCGGTGGACCAACAACTTCAACTTCCTTATATTTTGGAGGTTGATGATAATGTGCCTGGAACCAACGGAGTACTTGATCCTTGTAATTCGTATCATTGCTGATCAGTTTCCTAAAATTTACATGTTTCTCAATGACCTTAATGAGAAAAGATCTCACTGCATTCCAACCTTGACCACACCGTATATCTTCATGCTCAAAGAGAGCACCCAGCCACGCTTCAAACAAAGAGCCAAGAATCTCCAGATTCTCCCGCCCCTTACAGACTTCCTCTACATGCCGACTAATGATCAAATACGGTGCCAAACCAATTCGTAGACTGAGTTCACCAAGTTCCTTATTATTTACAATCCGTGTACGAATGCGTGTAAAAAATCCTTCACCTTCACCCTTATAGCGCTTTGCCAAATAATAACCCACTATATTTCCAACAAATCCATCGCCAATAAATTCAAGTTCCTCATTGTCTGCATCTTTCAGAGGCAGACAGTTAGAAGGTCGTTCTGTCATTGTCATCTTTTCTCCCTTTTTTTCCCAGACATCCGAACGATCCACATAAGATTTGTGAACACATGCGAGCTGAAAAAGTTCAGGCTTTGCTACAATTCCAGACCAACCATACTTTGTAAGAATTGCTTCAATTGTCTCTTTTTCAATATCTTTATTCCTTGGATTCCAAGGATTAAAGATCTTCTGAGCCTCTAATTCGGTCATTCTATACTATCTTTGTAAAATATGTTTAGACATCTAATAAAAAATTGAACTTGCGATTTTAAGTATTGCTAGTTAGAAATGACCCGTTTTATCCGTGTTGCGAAGACGATTATTCATATCCCGAGTCTGGCAAATGTTACGATGGATACATCGTGCTTCGGAGCTCCTCAACTGAATCTTCATTATCATGTACAGGGAAATAAGACCATTCGATATGGATGGGGACAATGGGATCTCTGCGAAAAGGATCTTATCAGAATCAAGCAATCTATCCTTCTATGCGAGAAGGCACTTGAAAATCTGCCGCTTACGGAAGTAAAGGATGTACAGGTTGAGGTGATGGAAACCCCAAATAAAAATTCGTAGATGTAGAATAGAGAAGGGCTATGTCCGATAATACAGATCCAGAAGAAATACAAGAAAATGCTAAGAATGAGAAAAAGCCTCAAAGGAAATCACTTGTTAATCTTTTTAAAATGAAACGTATTCCAATATTACAGGTAGATATTGACTTAGGTGTTCATGTACCTACAGGATTTAACATGAAAGCACTAAAAAAGAAACTTGGTGTACAAGATGGCGATATATCCTTAACGGGCAGAGAACTGATCTCAGTTGCAGGAGAAACAATTTCTTTTGTCGAAAGTACCGGCTTAGAAAATCTAGAACCTACAATGCTTGATCTTTCAGGATTTATGGCAGTGTATGTACCTGAGAACGACGAATTTACTGAAAGGAAAATAACCACTCTTATAGAAACATATAAACGTATTTTTCCTTATACAAAGCTGGGGAAACCTCTTGATACATTTCTTCCTATCTGTAAAGAGGATGATAATACAACAAACTGGAACTTAACCAATCCCTTATTGAAAAGTCTAGAATACAGATTAGAAAAACTACGATCTGCTACTGTAGAGCAACGCTCTTTACCTAGCGATAGTGTTAATCTACGTAGCCAATTGGCGCAATTCAATAATTTGGATGAATTAATTACATCATTAAGAAAAAATGCTCAGGATAACAACTGTATGAAGAAAGAAGAAGAAGAAGCAGAAAAGGTTGAGGAAGAAGATATTTCACTTCTCTTGCGAAAGTTTGCATTTCTTCTTCTTTTGCGCAAAGAAGATCGCGCAGTTGATAAAAAAAATATCGTAAAACAATTGGAAGAACAATTTCCAATTAAACTTGAAGAGTATGAGCCTGAAATGAGAAAACAAATTAGAAAGTTCTTAGACCTCACATCTCAAAAGACTAGGGGTGGCGGAGATATTGAAGATAATCTTGAAACCCTTGACACAGAAATGAAGGAACTTTCGACTCTAATACAAGCCATTGAAGTCAAGGATACTCCAACAAAAAAAGAGAAACGAGAACTAGTCAAAAAACAGAAAGAACTTAATTCTCTCTTCAAAAAACGTGTAGCCCTTGAAGAAACTCTTTCCGAACTAGAGAATAAGGGTGAATATACGATAGAAACGAAAGAACTTCCCAATCTTGTTGATTCTATCTATCCCGAGCTTCAGAATTCAAAGTTTCTGAAGTTTGAGAAAGAGTTAAATGAAAAATTACGGTAGACTAGAATGCCCTCCGATACCGATGACAAAACTGAACGACCAACAAGAACCAATTTTGCCCTCAAAGCTAAATATGCTTTTTATTCAACGTTAGTCTTCTTTTTAATCGCAAATCCTGAAACTTACAAGTTAATGCAAAGAGCTCTTGGTGGATTCTTTACAGTTGCATCAGAGAGTGGCTGCCCCTCAACATACGGATTCTTTTTTCATACACTTCTCTTCTTCTTTGTTCTCTGGGGTCTCATGCTCTTTCCGCGAGATTAAGAGAGAAGTTTTGCAAGTTGAGCCTCCTTCTTTTTGCTGTATGTAATTCCTTCATAGATTTCTTTAAATACATACATTTCTGCTAATGCATTACTTTCTAAAGGACTATGCCCCTTAGAAAGTGCTGTGGCATAGAGTGATGCCGCTTGAAAGTCATGTTTATTTTGCCAGCCAGGTATATCTTTATGTACTTGTGTATAGATTATAGGATATTGTATCCATACACCACTTCTAAATACGCTTAATGGTTTGCTCATTACTACTATCTAGGGGCTAAAGTTTAAGTCTGATATTTATTTAGAATGAATTTGTTAGGGTTTTTTTCACTCGCGATGGGTTTAGTTAGTCTTCGTGACTGTAGTAATGGGAAAGGACTTTTTACTATGATTTCACAGGGATTCAGTCCGAATCCTCCTGTTCCAGGACAGGATGTCACACTCTGGTTCTATTACGAAGTTCCCGATGGTCTTACTGTAGTAGATGGAACAGCGAAATATTCTTTCTCATTTAACGGAATTCCTTTCAGTCCCACCGTCGACGATCTATGTACACAGGTTGCCTGCCCAATCGTACCTGGGATCTATAATCTCAGCAGTACATCCGAGTTTCCTTCAGGGATCTCTGGAAAGATTGTAACAACTATTCAATGGTACAATGGAGGCGGCGCTCTTCTACTGTGTAGCGAATGGGCAGAGAAAATCTAGTCTATAAGAAATGAAAACGAATATGATTCTACTGTTTGTAGGACTGGTTGTACTTCTTGTTGGTCTCCGGTATATGTGGTTGCGTAGGGAGGGTTTTACCGGTACAAGTACTGGTGCTGATATCTTTTCACTCTACTATGTCGACTGGTGCCCGCACTGTAAGACAGTCAAGCCTGAGTTTCAGGAGTTTGCCAAGAACGGATTTATTACGGTAGCTGGTAAAAATGTAAAGGTTCAGGCGGTCGAGTGCGAGAAGGAACCCGAGAAGGCGGCGGGTAAACCTATTAAGGGGTATCCGACAATTCTGCTGGAGAAGAGCACGGGAGAGACACTGGAGTACACGGGGGATCGCACGACTGAAGCGTACATGGCGTACTTGACGCAACAGTATTCTTAAGGGCGACCGGCATTAATGAGTGCAAGCGATGTACATGAATTTGACGGCTTGGGTAGATTTGTATTCATATCGAGTGGCGGACAGATTGTAAGTACCCGCGGTCCTTGATATTCCGCGAAACGACGGGCGGGATCATTATAAGGTGCATAGTTATCCTGTGTTTGTTGCTGTAGATTCTTAATACGTACGCTTTCGGAGACACCTCGTAGGCTTTGGGCTGCCACTATGCTTGCTTGACTTGAGGTTATTACAGAACAGGAATCCATTTTACCTTGTAGGACAGTACTATTCGGAGGGACTTGTCTATTTGATGTCTGCGGGCAACAGACTGTGGCTCTCGCTTTTCCTATTGCAGCTCTTGTTGCGCAAATTCTTGCGTCTGCCAGTATAGTATTTATACGACCACTTTCAAGATTTCCATAGTTGAGCGGCATTCTTACTTCGGGTCGCGAAAAATTGATACAGTTATTTGTTTACTAAGGTAGTATACAAATAAATGGACGGACAGGATTGGACACCCGTAATTGTTGGTAAGAAGAGTTATGCGTCTGCACTTAGCTCTGCTAAGCTTGCGCCCACACTTGTAAAGTCGAGCCATCAGGCACAACATCTCGCAAAGGTTGAAGCAGCCGAAGCCCCTGTAAAGATGAAGATACTGGCACCCGATGCACGTCAGAAGATTGTAGCGTATCGGACACTCAAGGAGATTACCCAGAAGCAGCTTGACCAGGCGTGTTGTTTTCCTGCAAATACCATGCGTGAGCTTGAGAGTGGTCGCATGACTCCATCAACAGGACAGCTCAATACTCTCAATCGGTTTGTAGGGGGTGGTCTCAAACTGGTTTAACTAGGAGACTGAGTAACGTCGCAGCGGCTTCGGATAACGCGAACCTCTAAAAAAGTCAAGCGCCGCTTTTTTACCAGCGCCAATAAGTTCCTGTTTTTCCTCTTCACTTGCCTCAAAATTCCACGGCGGATAATCACCCTTTGGTACAAGAATAGTCCGTTCAGCAAACATCGTTTCTGTTTCTCTGGCTCTTGGCATGTAATAACAGGCAAATATTTGCATGAAGAACGATCCAATATCAGGAAGTTCATCTACAGTCGTATGATTGTAAGAAAAGGAGAGACCAATTGATTGAGCCTGCTCCTCTTTTGTAAGAAATGACATCGGATAATTATTGATGACACCGCCATCGATGAGCATATGCCCTGTCTCCGGATCTTGAATTGGAATAAAATAAGCCGGAAGACACATCGACGCCTGAAGCGCCATTGTCAATTTCACAGTTGGGCTCTTTTCTTTACTAAATTCTCTGAATGTACACGTACATAAATCTGTGGCATAACAACGAAAGCTTGTTTTTGTTTTCAGTTCTGCAAACGTCGTATCGGGATCTATTCCTCTCTGTTTCATCAATGAATGTAGAAAACGAAGGAGATTTTCTCTATCGTCAATACCATAATTAGTTGGAAATTCCATCATCGTTTCTGGAGTTATACTCCGTATGAATTGAAAATCGAAGCCACATATGATCTGTTCTATTTCTTTCAACGTATAGCCAATACAGAGACAGAAGGCAAACATCGCTCCAGCGGATACGCCGACAAATTCCCTGATTCCTTTCAATAAACCACGCTCTTCAAGCACTTGAACGGCTCCGATATGGGCTACGGCTCGCATGCCGCCGCCGCTTATCACCAGACGGCGCGGTGGTATTTCCATGTTATAAAATCTGAACATTTCTTTAAGGATGTCTACGTCGCAGGTTGAAGTTCCTAAATTGCTGCCCAAAGACCTATTTCAGAAACGCATAAAACGAGACCAGGCACGACTCAAAACCTATAACCAGATCTTAGAACAGATTTACAGCAGAGTCTATTCAACCTCACAGATGAATGGAAATGCCAATTATATTATGTACAATGTTCCTCCTTTTATCCTCGGTCTTCCTGCCATCGATATGGAAGATTGTATTGTCTATATTGTCTATATGCTGAGGCAACACGGCTATCAAGTACGTTTCACATATCCCAATTTACTCAATATCAGTTGGCGCCATCACGAAAAGGATTATCTCTTGACACAGAACCCAATTGTACAAGCTATGCTTCCTGCAGATGCTAAGAAAGCCCAAAAACAGAAAAGCAAAGTCAGTTTTCAGAGTTTAGAGGATCAAACAATGGCTCGTAGCGCCGAACAGCCGCAAATTAGAAAAGCCATCGATTATGTGCCGCCCCCAGCTTTTGTACAGAGTATTCAGCGACCAGTGGCAGATAAAAAGGACACCATTCTATCAGATCTGTGGAACTTTTCATAGATATAAATAGGTAATGGATTCATATATCGTCATTGGATCGGAAATCGCTTTGGCGCTCTATCCAATCTTAATCAAAACCGTCCCTGTAAATCTTGCTACACAACTTGTGGCGAGATTTCTAGTGTATACCA